TTATGATCCTAACTTTGAATCCCTTGAAGATTCAGCAAAAGATTTAATTAACTATTCAAGTTTCTTTGTCTCTTACTGTCGTAAAGGTATTAAAGGTCAAGATCCAACTAAAGATGTATTTAATAGGAGTACTAAATAATGAGTAATGTGATATTACCGTCAAGTGACGAAGACAAGAAAAGAATCCGTGGCTGCATGGAAGAAATGAGCAATTCATTTACAAGAATGGAATCAGAACGTGATTTTCAAAAAGAAGCAATTAATGCTTTGGCTGAAGAAGTACAGATTCCAAAATCAATCTTAAGGAAAACTGCAAGAGCTTTCCATAATCAAAACGTTTCAGATCTCGTTGCTGAAGTATCGGATATTGAAGCATTAATGGAATCAATTTAATGAACGTATCTTATATGCGACAAATGATTATTGACAAATATCTTAGTGAAGATTTTGTCATTGATAAGACAGGTGTAAAAACTGTTGAAGTTATCGGAGCAACATTTATTGCTGATGAAGATCATATCATTCGTAAACCTGCGTATGCATATATTGAACGTGAATTAGAATGGTATAAATCTCAATCATTGAATGTTAATGATATTCCTGGTGAAACGCCGCAGATTTGGAAATCTGTTGCTTCAACCGAAGGTTTGATTAACTCTAATTATGGTTGGTGCATTTACTCTGAAGAGAATGGTAATCAATACAAGCACGTTCTTCGTGAATTGAATAACAATCCAAACTCTCGTAGAGCAACAATGATTTATAATCGACCAAGTATGCATTTAGATTACAACCGAGATGGTATGTCTGACTTTATGTGTACCTACGCAAATACTTTTTATGTTCGCGACAATAAATTAGTATCGCATTACTTGATGCGTTCTAACGATGCAGTCTTTGGATATAACAATGATTATGCTTGGGCAAAATATGTTCAGAATCAACTTGCTGAAGATCTTGGTATCGAAGTTGGTGAATTAATTTGGACAGCATCAAACTTCCATGTATATGAAAGACACTTCAACTTTATTGAGGAATTAATTGATGGACTCAAAGTGGGATAAACGCTTTATGCGTGTTGCTCAGGAAATATCTTGTTGGAGCAAAGACCCTTCAAAACAAATAGGAGCGGTGGCAGTTAACTCTGACCGTCGTATACTAGCAACTGGGTATAATGGATTTCCAAAAGGAATTGAAGATATACCTGCTCGGTATGAAGATAGAACAATTAAATATGACTTGGTTGTTCATGCCGAGATGAACTGTATATACAATGCGACCTTTTCTGGCATTTCATTAAAGGATTCTACAATGTATGTATGGGGATTACCAGTTTGCCACGATTGTGCAAAAGGTATTATCCAAGTAGGCATAAATAGAATTGTCATTGGTATGATGGATTCTCCACAAAAGTGGTTAGACTCATTTGAAAAGTCAAGACGTATGTTTGACGAATCAGGAGTTGATATTGACTTTTTACATGATACTGTCAACTAATCTATTGACATTTATAGTAAACCATGTTATAATGGTAGTTAAATTTTAAGGATATTATATTATGAAAGAAATTATTACAGATATGACTTATGGCATCGTGTTCGTTGCTATTATTTTTGGAACAATGGCAGGCGCCGTATTTTTAATGGAAGCAATCAATATGACTAAAGATAGTATTCGTATTGCTATTGCTGTTCCTTTATTCCTCTTCTTCTGTTATCACTTTGGTGGACTAACAAGATCCATTATCTTTAAGAAATAATTATGGCATTACACAAAAGAATAGTACTTGACTTTGACGACACATTAGCGTTTACGTCAAACAGAGATTGGGAAAATGCAGAACCAAATATTGCTTTGATTGAAAAATGCAATGAATTGTATAATGCAGGTTGGCAAGTAGATATTTTTACTGCTCGTGGTTCTATTTCTTGTAGGAGTAGAGTTGAAGCAGAAGAAAAGTATGGAGAACAAATACGGTCTTGGTTAGAAAAGCACCATGTAAAATATCATATGTTGTCTTTTGATAAACCACTTGCTGCATACTATATTGATGATAAAGGTATTACACCTGAAGATTTTATATATGCTGACATTCGTGAATTGGAAGGTGGTCTATCAGGATCTGATATTTACACTGATGGTATGTTAGTACATAAGACCGCAAGTAATGCTCATGAAGTGGCAAAATGGTATAAGCAAACTGGCAGTGCAGTATATACTCCAGAAATCCATAGAGTGGTTGGTGATACAATTACAATGGATTACATTGAACACGATGAAGAGTTCTTTAAGCATTCTCCGTATAAAGCATTGGCAATGATACAAGAAGCACTTGATGAATTCGGTCATATACCTACTAAAAAGTTTTTAACATTTGATGACTATATCGCAAGGATTGTAGGTCATGTTCAGTTAGCTGATGTACCTGTGTTTAACGATATTGTTGAAAGGATGGCAAATATTAATTTAGAATACGGGTATTGTCACGGAGATTTTGGTATTAAGAACATGCTGTTTAATGAACATAACATGTACTTAATTGACCCTATCCCTAATGTATTTGGTTGTCGTGAACTTGACATAGCAAAGTTTATCGCAAGCTTGCTTATTAATCGTTATAACATTGAACTACAAGATCTTTCAATTAATACGCTGTTAGCTTACAATCCTCAAATAGAAAGAAACACATTAATAATTTTAACAGCAGCTGAGATTATTCGTGTATATAAGTATCACCCTGATAAAGATTTTATTATACAATGTGTTAATGATATTACGGAAGAATTATGTTTTTAGATAGAAAGAAATTACCTGAAGATTTTAAAGTAGGATTTACATGTTCTACTTTTGATTTGTTTCACGCAGGTCATATTGTAATGTTACAAGAAGCAAAGACATTGTGTGATTATTTAATTGTTGGATTATTGATTGACCCAACAGTGGATCGTCCTGAGTCAAAGAACAAGCCTATTCAAACTCCTTTTGAGAGATACATACAGGTATCATCTTGTAAGTATGTTGATGAGGTTATTCCTTTTACAACAGAACAAGAAATCGTTGATATGATCTTGACGATTAATCCTGACATAAGAATTGTTGGTGAAGAGTATAAAGACCAAGAACATACAGGTAAAGGCTTATGTCCTGTTCATTATAATAGACGAAGACACTCATTCAGTTCAACAGAGCTCAGACAACGTGTGGTCAATTCTAATAAATAAAAATACAGTCGGATAATTATATATTATGAAAAACATTGGATTCGCAAAGATTGGCAAGTCAGTCAAGTTTAAACGCAATAGGTTCTCACCTATCGGTGGAGACAACGAGCCATCTTCAGTTCTAATTGCACTCGCAAATAATAACCCAGACAAAACATTTTATATTATCGGTCGTTCTGACTTCAGCACTCTTTCTGAATCTGAAGCTTTGGATTTGTTTCCGTATGATAATGTAATTGATATTTGGAAAGGTATTAAGAATGATGAAACCGATAGCTTTTATCGTCATGTGATTAACTATTTTAATCAGAGAGGATTTAAGTTAGATTATACTGTTATGATGGTAGGTCAAGTTGGTACTGTTACGATCCCAGGTAAGATTACTCAAGTGAAACATTTAAAAGAAGGTATCACTGACGGTAAACCTGCTTCTGTGATTGATATGACAAAGAACTATACTTCTCCTATTGCGATTTGGTTAAATGAAGAAAAGCCTGACTACGTTGAGATTGTAAATGATCCACGATATGTAATGAATCAATCAAGAGATATCTTTCATTTACCAAATAAGTCGTTAGGTCAATATGATTATAAGTATAAAGCAAGTACAATAGAATCATATGAAAACCAAGAACGATCCGACAAATTTGTAGAATCTGTATATGCAGGAATGGAAACAAACTTTTGTGTTCGTTACGACTATACAGAAGAATTTAATACAACAAGAAACATTCCTTTTATGGTCATATTGAATGAAGGTAAACCTTCAAGATATGGATTGATGAAGGAATGGGTATTGAACGATTTTGAAGATGTTGAAGTTTATGGAAAATGGGAACACCCAGATACAGAAACTGATGCTAGGTTCAAAGGTTCTATTCATCTTGACGATGTAATTCGTAAATTGGATAATGTTAAATTTACGTTTATTATTCCAATTGAAAAAGGTTGGGTAACAGCAAAGTATATTGAAATGATACACGCAGGAGTTGTTCCTTTCTTACATCCAACATATGATGAACAGAAACATTTACCTATACCTGACTTCTTACGACCAAAAACTCCAACTGAGTTTAAAGAAAGAATGGATAGATTACTAAATAATGAAGAAGAGTACTTATCAGTAGTTAAAGGATTGCGTAAACTTATATGCAAGCCTGAGTTATATGATGGCACCTTCTTAAACAATAAAATTATGACAGCAATTGATGAAGATTATATCGCTACTGATATATCACAATACGAAAAGAAAACTGCTGCTACACTTGAGGACTTTTTTGGATGAAACAAGATATAACATGGGCACCACTTATTCCGCTTATTGGTGGACAAATGCTAGGAGCGGAAAAAGCTTTCGGTAAACCACCCGAAGCAATTTATTCTTATAGTGGATTTGAAGCTAACGATGGACATTATGTCAATTATCAACAAGTAACGAAAGGACGTGATATTCCTTATGTATTACTTGATTCTGAAAATCCAAATATTAAACAAGTGGATGTAGTATCAGGTACTCCACCTTGCGCTGCATTATCGCAATTGAATACTGGATTAACTGAAGAATCAAAAGGTGCTAAATGTGCAAAGAACGAATTTATGTATCAGGTCTTTCAAGATGGTATTGATGTTTTAGGAGCAAAGGTTGTTATTGTTGAGAACGCTCCTGCACTATATACAAACAAAGGTCGTCCAGTCGCAAATAGACTGTATGAAATTTGTGCTGAGAGAGGTTATTCTTTATCTCTGTATAAAACCTCAACGAGATATCATGGAGTTCCTCAGGGACGAGATAGAACGTTTGCGATTGGTTGGAAGTCAAGTACTTCTCCTGTATTAAACTGGTATAACCGTGATCGTAAATCATTTTCTGAATATCTTCAAGAGATTCCTGATGATGCATTACAACACGATTTGATTATTAATAAGAATGTACCTGAAGAACCTTACTATACATTTATTAAAACAAAAACAAACCGTGATGTAAGAGAGATTATGTTAGAAGAAGATGTAAAGACAACTCTCAATTATGTTAACAAAAAAGGTTGGATGAAAGAAGCAAACGAATGGTTCCATAAGACAGGACATGAAAAAGGTATTAAGTATTCTGACCACGCAATTAAAAAGTATGCTGATGGATTAGGTGTATGGGATGGTTCAGTACATGTCTTTGGTGATTATATGAATGCAGTCATTGGTCGTAATATGGTTGATACGATTCACCCAACTGAAGATAGGTCATTAACTATTCGTGAAGCTCTACATATGATGGGATTCCCAGAAGACTTTGAACTATTAGGTGGATTGCCTAAAGTAAATCATATTGCTCAAAATGTTCCTGTACCTACATCAAGAGATTTACATTTTGAGATTGGTAAATTTTTAAGAGGGGAACTAACATTATCTGATACCACTTATTTAAGACAAAACAATCATAAACAATTAATGGAGTTTGACCCTAACGGAAAAGATACAACTCCATCTCTTGAAGAATTTATGTCATAAACTATTGACATTCAATAAAAAATAGAGTATAATATACACCATGAGAAATGATTTAATAATAGACTTTGAAACAATGGGTCAAGACGTACATAATTGTGCTGTCATTGATATGTCAGTAATGGTATTTCAATGGGACAAGTTTACGTCTGACGATCCATACAATTTAGGCGATGTATTCAAGGTGAAGAAATTCAAATTGAATGTATCGGAGCAAGTCAAGAATTACAATTGGGTAGTTGATAAAAGTACATTGGACTTTTGGTCGCAGCAGGATTCTGAAGTAAGAAAGAATATTGCTCCTAAGAGTTCTGATTTATCTGTTGCTGATTTTGTAAAACAATTCACAGATTTTTTAATTGATAGCCCAAAGATTGATTTTTGGTGGTCAAGGTCTAATTCATTTGACCCAGTTATTCTGGAAAGATTATTTAAATCTCAGAATAAAGTAAATCATTTACAATCACACCTACAACATTGGAAAGTTAGAGATACAAGAACTTTTATTGATGCAAAGTTTGATTTTGGTTTGAAGAAGAATGGATTCCCTCCTTGTGCTAATGAAGATAAATGGGATTCTGTATTTAAAGCACACGATTCAGCTTGGGATATATTGGCTGACGTAATGAGATTACAGTCAATCACTAGAGCTGAAAATGATATGGAGCAAATCACAGTATGAAATTAGAAGTAAAAACAGAAGAACTACAAAAACAACGACTCTTTATTGGAACACCTATGTATGGTGGATCTTGTGCAGGATTATATACAAAGTCAACAAATGATTTAAGTATGTTATGTTCATCGCATAAAATTCCAATGAAATACTATTTCTTATTTAACGAAAGTTTAGTACAAAGAGCTAGGAATTATATTGTTGATGAATTCCTTCGTTCTGACTGTACTCATTTATTGTTTATAGATTCAGATATTGGATTTGACCCAAGAGATGCATTAGCATTACTTGCATTACAAATATCAGACCCAGAGAAGTATGATATTGTATGCGGTCCATATCCAAAGAAAACAATTGCATGGGAAAAGGTTTCTGTAGCAGCACAGCAAGGTGTTGGAAAGGAAAATCCTTTTGAACTTGAACAATATACATCAGATTTTGTCTTTAACCCTGTTGCGGATATAAGACAATTTAAACTCTCCGACCCTGTTGAAGTGGCAGAAGGTGGAACTGGGTTTATGTTAATTACAAGAGATGCTCTCGAAAGATATCGAGACACATATCCAGAGTTATCATATAAACCTGACCATGTTCGTACTGACCAGTTTGACGGTACTCGTGAGATTCATGCTTTCTTTGATTGTGTCATTGACCCAGAGTCAAAGAGGTACTTATCCGAGGATTACTTTTTCTGTAAGATGGCTCGTAAAGCAGGTCTTTCAGTTTGGATGTGTCCTTGGATGAAAATCAACCATGTTGGTTCTTATATCTTTAAGGGTGACATGGGTGCTCTAGGTCAACTAGGAGTTACTGCTACTGCAGATTCTAAATCTAATAAGAAAGCTTATAATCCTGTTGACAAGTCCAAGTAAATGGTATATAATATACCACAAATAATATCAATGGAGAAACTTATATTATGAAATTTTCTAACGAAACTTTGACGGTCTTAAAAAGCTTTACTCAAATCAACAAGTCAATCTTGATGAAAGAAGGTAATGTTCTTAAGACTATCACTCCGGAGAAGACATTAATTGCTATCGCAGACATTCCTGATGAAATTCCATCAGATGCATGTGTATACGATCTTTCAAGATTTTTATCAATTTTGTCTTTATATAATGACCCAGATGTAGAGTTTTTTGATAAATACTTTATTATCTCGGAAGGTAAGCGTAGAACGAAATATGTCTATGCAGATTTATCAATGATACATACACCACCTGAAAAGGATATTACTATTCCTTCAGCAGATGTTGTAGTTAATGTATCTAATGATGAATTAACTTCGGTGCTCAAAGCAGCAGGGGTATTACAATTTTCAGAGATTGCGTTTGTAGGCGAAGGCGGCAAATGCTATCTGAAAGCAATCGACAGTACGAACGAAGGCGCAGATGACTTTGGCGTTGAAATCGGGGATACTGCCGACGAGTTTAAAATTATTATTAAAACTGATAATTTAAAACTCATGTCTTTGGATTATGAGGTTACGCTTTGTTCAAAAGGTATCTCAGAATTTAAAGGAAAAGGTGTCACATATTATGTGGCTATAGATTCAAAGTCGACTTATAATAAAAGGTGAAATTATGAATGAACCAGTACGAGGTAACTTTGGCCAACAACAAGGCCAAGAACAAGAAGTGGTTATCAATCTTGGAGACCTATCAACTGTGTTGCAGATTATTGACGTAGTCTCTCAACGTGGTGGATTCCAAGGACAGGAACTTGCCGGAATAGGAATGCTAAGAAATAAAATCGAAGCATTTTTAAGACAGAAAGGACCTCAGCAAGACCCAAGTCTTGGTCAACAGGATGCCAATGTTGATACATCAGTAACTGAAGGTGCTCCTTTAGCTGATAAAGTTGTTGAGTAATCAATAACTCATTTCTCGAGAAGTGAGGGTGGAAACACCCTCGCGGTTTCTCAAATTTTTATATTATGTTTATGGTGAATTATGATTGATGCAAAATCAAACGAAGTCTTATGGGTTGAGAAATATCGTCCGCAAGTAGTTGCTGATACTATTCTACCTGATAAGACAAAAGAAACATTCCGTAAGTTCGTATCAGACGGAAGTATTCCAAATCTATTATTAACAGGCGGTCCTGGTGTAGGTAAGACTACTGTCGCAAAGGCAATGCTTGAAGAACTCGGTTGCGATTATATCGTAAAGAATGGTTCTCTTAATGTTAATATAGATACTCTCCGATACGACATCTCTACTTTCGCATCCGCTGTTTCTCTCACAGGAACAGGACGTAAGTATGTAATCTTTGACGAAGCAGATTATCTGAACGCAGCAAATGTTCAACCTGCTCTTCGTAACTTTATTGAAGAATATTCTTCTAACTGTGGATTTATCTTTACTTGTAATTTCAAGAATCGTATTATCAGTCCATTACGTTCAAGGCTATCAGAAGTAGATTTTACTATTGATACAAATGATCGTCCACAAATGGCAATGGAATTCTTCAAGAGAGTCAAAGCAATTCTTGACCAAGAAGAAGTTCAATACGATCCTAAAGTAGTTGCTAAAGTAATTGAAAAACACTTCCCTGATTTCCGTCGTGTATTAACTGAACTACAATCATATGCAGCTTCAGGTAAAATTGACGAAGGTATCTTTGTTAATCTGAAACAAGAATCTATTGATGACCTATTTCGTTTATTAAAAGGTAAACAATTTACCGATATGCGTAAATGGGTAGCAAAGAATTCCGACCAAGATATGAATGAAATGTTTCGTCGTATCTATGATATGTGTTCGGAAAAGGTCACTTTACAATCACAAGCTGGATTTATAGTTACATTAGCTGATTATATGTACAAGTCAGGTTTAGTTGCTGACCAAGAAATTAATATGGTTGCATTCTTAACTGAGGTTATGATTGAATGTGAGTATGTATAATGTTAAAGACAAGATGTTTTAACTGTAATACAACAACGACAAAAAAGAAAGCATATACTGTTGAAATGAATACTTCGGAAGGTAAGCATAAAGTTACTTTGTGTGAATCTTGCGGTAAAGAATTTGATATATTAGCAAAAGAGCTTCAGGAGGTACTTGATGAAAGACCTAACACCGTTTGATTTTATGAATGCTGCATCCTTTACAAAGGAAGATATTATTCGTAACTCAGATATACCTGAACATACTGAAAAGATGTACAATGCCTTTATCGTGAACCGTGGCTTCGTTAATTTTGAAGATACAATATTACATGCAAACGAAATGAATATGCGACATCATTTATTTGATGGAGCTCAGTTTGATTATTATCGTTCTGTTCTAAGAAAGCGTAAAAGATTTTCCAAATGGCCTAAAGCCGAAAAAGATACAAATCTTGACGCAATCCAACAAGTATATCAATGTAATCGTACCGTAGCAAAACAATATCTTAAAGTTCTATCAAAAGAACAACTTGAAATTGTCCATGATAAAATTAATGAAGGTGGTTAAAATATGATTTTTATAAATAAATCTTATATGGTTATATACCATGCCACTAGAAATAATTAATAAGGTGAATATAAATCATGGACACAGATATTTTCAAAGGAGTTGGCGTAGAAGTCGAACTCCCCACACAAGATAGCTTCCTCAAGATTAAAGAAACATTGACTCGTATCGGTATATCGAGTCGTAAAGAAAAGAAACTTTATCAATCTTGTCACATCCTTCATAAGAAAGGAAGATATGCTATCCTACATTTTAAAGAATTGTTTATTTTAGACGGTAAGCACAATACATTAACAGAAGAAGACATTTCACGTCGTAATACGATTGTGAACCTATTAGAAGAATGGGAACTTGTTAAGATTGTGGATCCTTCAAAATCAGCGGATCCAATTGCTTCTCTAAATCAAATAAAAATCATTTCATTTAAAGAAAAGAATGAATGGGATTTAACAGTTAAATATAATATTGGTAAAAAAGAATAGTTGACATTCTTAACAAACTAGTATATAATGTATAAATAATTTAGTAAGGTGCCGTAAGGGCTTTACAAAAGGTGATGGGTAATAACCATCAAATAATAATATCTAGCTTATTAAAGGAGATAAAAATGACTGGATTAAATATAAATCAACTACACCCTTTTGCTGTAGGATTCGATAGAGTCTTCGACAGATTGGTGGAGTTCCCTCAAGTACATCAATCACAAGGCTTCCCGCCTTACAATATCAGGAGAGACGAAGACAAGTTCTATATTGACCTTGCTTTGGCAGGACTTGATATTGATGATGTAGAAATCGAAGTAAAAGAAGATGTATTAACCATTCGTTCCACATGGGATGAAGCAGGTGATTACTTCAATGGCGGAGGTGATTATGTTCACCGTGGTATTTCTTTCAAGAAGTTCAAAAGAAGCTTTACTCTTGCGGACGATATTGAAGTAATCGATGCCAACTTCACAAACGGTCTTTTAACTGTCTCATTGGAAAGAATTATTCCTGAGGCAAAGAAAGCACGTAAAATTAAGATTAATACTGAGAAAGAACTTCTCAAAGGTTAATCTATTTTAATCCGGGAGGTCGCAATGGCCTCCCAACTGATAAGGAAACTATATAATGAAACAAGTACCTAACGTAACTTTCAAAGTAAGAAGCAGAAATGTAGACACTGGTGATTTTGAATGGCAATATCCAACAACCAATGACTATTTTGGTGGTAAGAGAGTTGTAATGTTCTCACTACCTGGAGCATTCACACCAACCTGTTCAACAAATCAAGTACCAGGCTTTGATGTATTATATGACCAAATCGTGGAAGCAGGCATAGATGAAGTATACTGTGTATCCTGTAATGATGCTTTTGTTATGAATGCATGGGCTGAAGATCTTAGAGTCAAGAATGTTAAATTCATTCCTGATGGATCTTGTGAATTTACAGCAGGTATGGAAATGTTAGTCGCAAAGGATAATCTTGGTTTCGGTAAAAGATCTTGGAGATATGCTGCTGTCGTAGAAGACGGTGTTGTTGAAAAGATGTTTATTGAACCTGGATTTGAAGATGATTGTCCAACAGATCCTTATGGTGAATCTGCACCTGAAAATGTTCTTGCTTATCTAAAACAATAAAAACAATCCTCGTTGGACAACACTGATAAAGTTGCACCCAGCTCGGCCGTTTTTAGGGGATCCTTCGGGGTCCCTTTTTTATTTAACCACCGTTTGGATTTAATAGTGCGTCAATACCTGCGGCACTAAAGTTATATTTTGAATTTGTAGATTTATCTGAGCTATCAATATTTGTCTGTGAATCGCCTGCTTTGATAATTGTGATTGCTTGGTCTGGAGTTATTGCCCCTGAACTAATTGCTTCCAATGCTTGGTTCATTACTTCTTCACTAGCTTTAAAATCAATTTTACCATCACCGTCAACATCAGATCCTTCGTAATCTTCAAACATTTTTCTGAAGTCTTCTAATCTATCTTCTCGTCTATCGCTTGAGTCTTCCCATATATCTTTAAAGCCTTCCCAGAAACCTTTTGGTGCAAGATAAATGAAATTATCTTCATCAGCACCTTCAGCAACTCTCTTATCACGCCTTGCTTCTAATTCTGACATTACTCTTAATTGTTCTGCTAGGTTTGCATCTCGTTGTGCTTGCAGTTCGGCAATTCTTGTAGCATCTGTTATATCAATGTATTGACCACCACCCATTCCGTCAGGAACAAATTGTTCATATACTCCACTCTCGGCTGACTTTTTTGCTCTCGCTAATATATTCTTTTGTTTGTTTAGTTGTTCTGCTAAGACTGTGTCTGTTTCTAATCTTACTTCTTGGATTTGTTGGTCAAGTTGACTTTGCCCATCAATCATCGGTTCACCAGTTTCAGGATTTAAACCAGCTTGTATTCTTAAACTTTTCAGTGCTTCATCTGATAGAGTAAAGGATGCATCTTCCGCGTGTTTCTTTAACATTTCTAACGCTGCTAAACGATCCGCTTCTATTTCATCCATTTTTAATCGTTCTTCAATTTCAGCAACATCTACTTTTTCTTCAGTTGTTCTTTGCATTGCTTCAAAGACTAATTTACCTGCACCAACAGCGGCACCAATTGCGAGTCCGACTAATGCTCCTTTTGGTCCGAAGTATGAACCAAGTGTTGCACCTGCTGCAGCATAACCAGCAACTGTTATTGCTGAACTCTTCGGTGTTTGGAAATTAGCACGTTCTGCTTTTAATATTTCATCTTCAGTTAAATTTTCATAAGCTGCGCTCTCGGCAAGTTTTTCTGTGATTCCGGCAATTGCTAACCCAGCCAATCCAATCATACCAACCTTTAATGCTTTTTGAGCGCTAAAGAATCCTGGAGCTGATGTAATTTGACCCGGTGACATTTTTGCCAATGCAGTTGTTAGGGCGTTTGTTCTTAATGCCTGTCCAACAATGTTAACTGCTAAAGGTGCACCAAAGTCAACTAATAACCAACTTCCAAGTACAGCGGCAAAAGCAGACCATTTATTACTAAATAATAAATCAGAAAACGATTTGATTGATTGTCCAAGACCTTCCCAGTCAATGTCTTCAATAAATTTAGACATTGCTCCACCAGTAAATGCGTCAACAACTCCTCTTATAACATTGAACCCAATAAAACCAATCATTGCGCCTTTTATTACTTTGGTCAAGAAACCTACAGGGTTAGACACTAATTGTCCAGTTACTGTATTTTCTTTTAGATTTTTTATATTTTCATCGCCTTGTTTTTTCAGACGATCTTTCTTTTCCTGTTCTTGTTTTTCTTTTTCTTCTAATTCTTTTCTAGTTAATTCAGCATCATCAAGATCCGCTTGTCGTCTCATTTGGTCTCTTAACTGTTCTAAGACTTCAGTTTGGTCTTCTTGACCTTCAAATGCTTCCCTTAAAGCAGCGGCTTGTCCTGCTGCACCACCGACTGATATTGTACCTTCCGCGCCTTCTCCTCCAACCATCTGTCTCATCGAAGCGGATATATCTGCTAATACTTGATTCATAGCATTAAAGCTTTCTTGGAATTTCTCAAGCTTAATGTTAACAGTTTTTATTGAATTAGTTCTACCATCATTACGCAATAGTCTGCCCTGCTCCGTTAGAGCATTTATTATTGCTTGTGTATCTGCACTTAATTCAGCCATTTCTTATTCCTGTTAACCTCTGTTATTTTCCCGTGCTTCTTTTTGCTTTTCCAAAAACTCTAATAGCATTTGAAAATATAAATCTCTTTCCCAAGGCATCATACCTTCTATATCACTCAAACTCCATTTATGGTGTTGAGTTAAACCGAATATAATTTGATAATAATGCCCTAGACTTATATGACTAAGGCCTAGGTAAAAAAAGTACGAATGCCCTCTACGACAAACGTCTTATCATCTCCATTACTATTTGTATATTTCAGTTCTTGTTTTAATTTTGGCATTGTTTCAAAAAATCTTGTGATCTTTTTAATTACGTCTCCAGACATATTATCCATAAAGTCAGCAATCTCTTGTTCACTATGTTCTTTAAATGAAATTACTTCATCCTCAGTTGCGATCTTATCTAAACATGCAACCATAATTGTATAATTCAATAATGGGTCGTTTGGACTCATCTCAAGAATACCAGCAAAGTCATCAATAGATGGGTAATTCAAAAATAAAACTAAGTCATCATTAATTTGAATTTCCTTAGAGTGTTCTGGGTCATGAACTACTTCCATTGTTTCAACATCAAAATCAAGTTTAACCTGTTCCTTTGTGTCAGGATCTGTAATCATAAATTCTGTCATATTACTTACAGAGCTTGCTCTTAATTTTAAAAAGACATATTCTAAATCTATCATTGAGATTTTAGATACATCAACATCAAACAAGCAATTACCTACAACTTGCTTAATTGCCATCATTTCAGCATAAGGGTCTTTAGTCTCTGCTGCTACTAATAAAATCTTTTCTTCTTTAACCGTAAACGGTCTATATTTAATCTTCTCACCTGAGCTGGGTAATGCCAACTCATTCAAAGGTAAATCAATTTTTGGTAATGCCATAATATATCTCCTATTTAAGTACCTGTACCATTATTTTGTGGAATGTTATCTGAAACGCTATCAACTGCATTTCCTAATCTTTGTAATCTATTCACTGCGTCTTGTATTGACCTTGGCTTCCCGGCTTTAAGTGTTCCTCTTACTGTATCAGCGAATCCTGCGATATCACCAAGAAGGTCTAATAAACCCCCTCCTCTTGTTGAACGAGCTCCTGTGTTTCCTGCTTTATCAGAACTGAACTTATAATCTTCAATAGCAAAGTCAACTGTTATCATAGCAACTCCACCTGATGTCCAATCTAAACTTAAAGGTGATACTTTAGTAGGAAACGCTCTTTGAATTTCGGTAGAGTAATATACTCCTGGCTGACTATCAGTTGAATAGTGTCGTATTTCTAAATCAGAAACATAGTTATCAGGAAATCCTGCTTCTCCTTTTAACTTACCACCAAACTCAGAATGTATTCCACCTGCAGAACTATAGTTCATTACTTCTCTCATCCATCTATGAAAGAACCTTACTGTATTATGATCTGAATCGCAATAGAAAGTACAAGAGATTGGACCAGGTGTTGTTACTGAAGAAGGTATTGACCTTGTTAGTTGTCCTACATAATCCATTGGAGTCGTAGCTAAATCAACACCAGGAAAATCAACTTTATTACAAAATAAACTAAAGTCTCTTTCGTTAAACTCTGTAAACTTTTCAGCATCATTCATCCATTTAGGTCTACCCATTCTTACTTCAAATAAAGAAAGCTTACCAGGACCACCCATTCTTTCCATGGACGATTTAAATTTATTAATGTTAAACGACATATTTTATTATCCTGCTATTATCTTTCTTGAATCTGCCCAAACGGTTCTAGCACCTTTTTTCTGGAATTGCGATACTGGTAAGAATAAAGCAATGTCCCATTCAGAAGCCTCTATTTTAATAAACCTAGACTGAACGTGTTTTGCTAAGTACCTTTTAATACAAGGCTTAAATGCTTTAAACTGTCCTGCCTTTGCTAACACTTCATAGCTTAACTGTAATCTTGTATCTTCGTTATATCTATCATCACTCGATAAACTATACAACGCATCCATTAATTGTGCTCTTAACTGTGGTGGTAAGTAATGCATATTCAATCCATAGAAACCACCTTTTGCTTTATTTATTGGAAATACAAGTGGAAATGTATCGTAATAAGGTAGATCCTCTTTTGTCTTTGGATCATATTTAAAAAAGTACATCTCTCCAATAAATCCTTCGCCTTGTAATCTTGCCTTGGATCTTCCTTTTTCTGTAGTACTTGTAATTGCTTCTGCTGTGATTTCTCGACCAGCTTTTGTTGTAGCTTGGTTACGATACCATTCTCGAGCGGACTTTGTCCTAGCAGGTATTTCGCCGCGTCTTACACCTTTTGCTAATATATCTGAAAATAAGGTTGCCACTTATCGAGCTCCTGGAATATGTTTTTCGGTCATAATTGTAAATTGCCAACCTCTATCTGCACAAAAGGATTTTGCTGCCTTCCATTTGGCTTCATTGATTCCCCATGTTTTAACTTCATTTAAATATCTTCTTGATATTCTACCTGTCTTTGTTTTATTTTTATTCTTCGGATCTGGTGGTCTACATTGAGCACTTGGTTTAATCTCAATCATAATCGTTTGAGGATTGCCAAGATTATCTTTCTTGTGTACTATCACATCCGGAAAATATCTGTGCACTTTACCATCTATCGGAGACCTGTAAGGAACAATCACTTCTTCGGATTGCCACCATATAACATCACGGTGCATATCCATCCATTTAAACACTTTAAATTCCCATAAAGACCTATAAATAATCTTAGTAGGATCACCTTTATACTTAGCGGGATTTTTTGGTCTAAATTTACCCTTATATGCCATTATATACTTTCCGTCTACTGTTATAAATAATCTATTATCCGTACTACATATTTATTAGAATTAAACGGAATGATCCGAGGAAATCATCGATGGCAAGACCTAAAAACGTAAAGTCAAACGCATACAAAACTGGAACTGATAGGCTACAATGGCCTTCAGCTTCATTTCCTCATGGAATTCAAATGATTTTCAAGAAATATGACTATAAGAATATTGTGTCAGGTTCAAGAGTTGGCAATTTATCTTCTGCCGCTGCGGCAGCAAGTGCTGCAGATAATACAACAAGTACAACTCAATGGAGAACGGCACAACAAAGAAGAGCAGTGGAATCTGAAGCATTTGTATTAGAATTACCTATTCCAAAATCACTTACTGATAGTACAGGAGTTCAAATCAGTTCATTTGAAAGAAGCTTCATCGAAGAATTTTTAGTATCGTCAGGTCTTGAAGCAGCAAAAGATCCACTTGGTACTGCTAAGAATCTTGGTAATGCAATTGCTGGTGGAACAGCCGCAGTACTTACAGGTAAAGGCGGTGATGTAATTGGCGGCGAGGCAGGAAAAACCTTTGCTCGTCTTATCGGTACATTAGGAACAAGTGTACTTGGTGGTTTAGGTATCGGAGAAAAATCAATCGGTGCTGCGATGGGTTCAGTTACAAATCCTTTAACAACATTACACTTTAGTGGAGTTGACCTTCGTTCATTTACTTTTGATTGGCAATTATATCCAGCAAATCCTCAAGAAGCAGATAGTATACGTGATATTGTTAAAAAAGTAAAAGCAAAAATATTACCTAAAGTTCAAGGATTAGTTCCAACAGATACATCAGCTGCAGATCTTACCGCATCTTCAATAGGAAAAGCTTATTTAGAATATCCTTCAGTTGTTTATATTAATCTTTTAGGTGTTAATGAAGATCACTATCCTAAATTTAAACCATGTTTGTGTAGTAATATTACAATTAATTATGCAGAAGGAAATGTCTTGACAGTTGCCGAAGGTGGTGTACCGATGGGCATTTCAATTCAAATGGCTTTCCAAGAACTCGAAATACAAACTGCAGAAGATTACGATGCAGATCCGAACGCAGGAGTCTCGTTTAACTTGGTTGCTGAAGTAGCAAACGCCACACCTACAGATACAGGAACAGAATAATGAGTAAGAAATATTTTGAAGATTTTCCAATTATTAATTATCAAGGCCGAAAGGTTAGAGATATATCAAGAAGAGCTTCTTTTGTAAGAGCAGTATCTACTAACCCCTATGTATATTATTCTTATACAGTTCAAGAAGGTGAAAGAGCTGAAGATGTTGCTTTAGAATATTACGGTTCAGTGGATTATGTTTGGTTAGTTTATATGGCTAATAATATTATTGACCCGTATTACGAATGGCCGATGGATGCGCAAACGTTTAATGATTATTTAGTTTATAAGTACACAGACCAGTCAGGTGAAGTTGGAGAGGATGTTGTCACTTGGACGAGAAGAGAAGACATTGATGAAAACATATTATATTATATCAAAAAAGTATAGGAATAGCAAATGGCAGTAAATGATATTATTTTAGCACCGGAATCATTCCGAACGATTTATCTTCGTAGAGAAGACCGCGTCATTCTGCGTACTGAACGTGGTGAAAAGATAATCATCAAAAGAATTATTCCTGACGATTGGGTAGCTTATCGTATTTATGAATACGAAGAAACCATTAATAACAATAAGAAAGAAATCTTTTTGTTTGATAACGCATACTTAAATCAACTTAATCGAGAATTTACTAAAAGTATAACTGGTACATAATGGAAACTTTTAACCCTGGATATTGCACAATAGAATCTGCTATGCTTACGAATCATCGTGGGGATGAAGAGAATATTACTGGAATGATTGGAGGTCTTTCTTTACTTCAGTCAATGGCGTCTGTTGCTTTATCAGGTGAAATTGAATTGTTAGACGGTGTAGGACTTATTAATAGTCTTCCTATTCGTGGTGAAGAAGGATTAAAGATACAACTTAAATGTCACGATTTACAAACCGAAGTTAATTTAGATTTACAAGTGATTGAAATTGCTGATGTAGTTCAGCAGCCAGGCTCAGGTGATATGTATGCTTATGTTTTAAAGTTTATCACAAAGTCTTCTTTTAATGCAGCAAAACAAAATGTCATTACTGCGTTTAGAGATAAGAAGGCTTCTTTTGCTGTTAATAATATTTTTAAGAAATACTTTAAACCAAATTTTGAAGCATCAAGAAAATTTAATGTTGAAGAGTCAGAAGGTAATATGAGAGTTATTATTCCTGACTATACTCCACAAGAAGCAATGAAATTCTTAGCAGCAAAGGCATTCTCTAAAAGTTCAAAGTCAGCAACATATAGATTCTTTGAAACGACAAGAGGTTATAATTGGGTTACTGATGAATGGTTATTATCCGAAGCACAAAAAGGTGAAATTAAAAAATTAAAGTACAGTGCGGTTGTTGATAGAAATCCTTTAGATGGTCCTGTCATTATGGAAACATTAGAAACTTTTAATCAAGCATCTCACGTTTCAACAATGAACGATATGCATAAAGGTGCTTACAAGAATGTTGTTATGGAGATAGATTTAACAACACACAAGAAAAGAGAATTTCATTATGATTACCTAAAGAAGAAAGGTTCTTATAAAGGAATGCAAGGACAAATTGGTGGAATCTCTGGTGGTAAACATACTGTTGAATTTATTAACGATACATTTACAAAAGAAAATGCACCTCAAAGTATTGTGTATAGAGATTGGACTCCTCCTGGGAAAGAAGTAGCAGACGGTCAAGTAAATCGTGAAGAACAACATATGACTGAGATTATTCAAAATAGAAAAGCATATAATTATCATATGACAAATAATATGTGTACTGCTGGAATGAGAGGAAGAATAGATTTAATTCCAGGTGAAGTAATTAATTTATCAATTGTAGAACCTAATGCTCTTATGGAAGGAGAGCAAAATAAAAGATTAAGTGGTTATTATTTAATTTATGCTACTGCGCATAATATGACAGGCGATAGTTTAGAAACATCTCTACAGCTTGTTAAATTTGATTGGGAAACTGACGTATGATTAATCAGTCGGGTATAGGACAGCCTCAATTCTTTATAGGAATTGTAGAGAATAATGTAGACGAATCTCGAGAAGGGAAGATTCAAGTACGTGCGTTTGGAATACACGGAACACATTCTGATATTAAAACTAAAGATTTACCTTGGGCACTGTGTGCTTCAGGTTCTTACGATCCTAATAATCCACCACCTCCTCTTAATTCTTTTGTATATGGTATGTTCCTTGATGGAAGAATGGCACAACATCCATTAATACTAGGACTTATCCCAGGTACTTATAATACTGAATTAAATCCTGTTGAAGATGGGTATGGTGTTGTTGCCGCTAAAGATGGTGAATTGTTAGGTGGAGCTTATGCTCCTAGAAATTTCAATGCAGGTGGCGGTCCTGATAAATTAGCAACAGGTGAAAAGTTATTAGAAACATACTTATTAGCAATGGCAGCTAATCGTGTTCATGACCAAAAGATTGCTAACAGTGATGAAACTTGGGCTGAACCTACTCCTGCTTATAATGCAAAGTATCCTTATAACAAAGTAATTAAAACAGCAAGACATTCAATTGAAATTGATGATTCTCCCGGCGCTGAAAGAATTATGATACATCACAATAGTGGTGCTTATATTCAAATAGATGCAAAAGGAACAGTTTCAGAAAAAGCAACAGCAGATCGTTATGAAGTTAATATTGGAACAAAACATGAATCTTCAGGTCATAGTGTAGTTACGATTAACGGTAATGCTCATGTATATGTAAAAGGTAATAAGACCGAAGAAATCGAAGGTGATTATAGAATGCTTGTTCATGGCAATGCCGAGTTTGGTGTTGGTGGGCAAATGAATCTAAACGCAAGTGACCAAGTTCAATTAAGAGGTGGAGATGTTAAGTTAGAAGCCAACGCAGGTATTATGACTGTCTTTGGTAAAAAAGAAATACAGTTTGAGTCAGTCAATCAATTAAACTTCGTTGCCAAGAACATTAAAAATACAGCATTAAATACTTATGATGTATTCTCAACAAAAGCAATTAAATTATCTACACCAGGTGATATACATAATACTGCTTCAAACATAATCAGTTTAGCAAGTGGATTAATACCTCCTACTCCTTTAACAGGAACATCGGTACCAACACCAGGTTGGAGTTTAACAACTCCTTCTATGCAAATTGCTTCTGTCACAACTTCACATACTGGAGTATTTAATACAACTGCTATTAATTCAGGTGCAATTACTTCAAGCAGTGTTGTTAATTCTCCATCAGTTATTGCTACATCAGTCGCGGCAACAAGTGGTGACTTTACAACATTAGGTGCTCCACTTATGACTGCTACAGGTGCTGCATATAATGGTGCTTATCGTCCACCTGTCGTAAGTGTATCAATACCAACTGTACCTCTTTTATTACCTCCTGCCGTATCTGCTCCTGTCGTTGCTCCTTTACCAGGCATTACTTCAGGTTGGGCATATCCTACAGGTAATAGTGCAGAGTTCTATGCTAAGATACTTAATCCTGTATCTGCATTCGCTGCTATTGTTGCCGACTTCTTACCTATCGGAAATGGTGCATGGGGTATGACACAAGCTAAGATGCCTGAACCGCCAAGCAAGTCAACATCTATTGTTCCTCAAGGATATTTCGCAATGGGTTATTCAGCAGGTGTTCTTGCACCTATTGATGATTCTGCAGTTGACACAACTAGGAGTATTTTATAATGGCTGAAGTATGTATTGACAGAAATGACCAAACAACTCAGAATAAGTTATCCTTAAGTCCTAAACCTATTGTTGACCAAGAAGGTAGATATACTCTTGCTCAGATTGATGCAGTGACTGCAGAGATTGCACAAAGTATTGTTAATGAAGCAGAAACGAATCCATTATCAAAAGCAGTTAACAAATATGGACAAACATTATATAATGCAACCGATTATTTAAATAACTTATTAAGACAAAAGATTGGTAATTTAGATTCTTATCCTGACCTCGCAGGAAGATGGGAAAGAGGTAATATTTCTAATTTGGAAATGGCTGACTTTCTACAAAATTATAATTACACTCCTGATGGGTTTTTAAACGAAAACGATACAGTAAGACTTGCTCGTAATTTAGATGCTTATTATAAAAACGATTTCAGTACAAGTATCCTTGGTGGATTCTGTGATAGGTTTGATTCTCTCTTTGCTTCAATTGATGCATTCTTTGATTTAATCGGACAAGTTGAAGCTCTCGTAGGTCAAGTATTAGATATTATTAATAAAATAAGAACATACGATGGTATAAAAGATTTAACCGTCGCAGGTTTAGTTGAAAAACTAATTGATGAAGTTAAGAAAAAGATTGAAGATGTTATTGATAAAATCTTTCAAGAAGTACAAGACAAAATAGATAACTTTGACCCAGCAGGTATTGTCGCAGGATTTGAAACTTTTGTAGACGCAAAGGTTGTAAAAGGTATTATGACAGTAAGAGAACAATCTTGTGCATTCTTTACTGACGCAAATAAAAAAGGTATTAAAGATAAAATAAGTGGATTAATTGATTACGCAGTAAGTTTATTTGAATCACCTGGAATTGAAGAAATACAATTCCTCATTGCTCGTATATGTGCTCTTGCTGGAAACATAGAAGCCCTTATTAAGGACATTAATTCTCCACTTGACAATTATACATCCAGGTACAGTACGATTGTAAACCGCCTTAAACGAATCTCTCAAATCAATGAATCGTCAGCGGTAAGAGCCGGAGCTATAAGGTATTCCCCAACAACTCGTCAAGAGGTAATAAATAGATTAGAAGGCAGATGGACTGAGACGGGTGGAGAGGTCATTACAAATACAGGTGAACCTCCACAAAATA